GGTTATTATGATATTTTGTTCATCAAGTCTTGGGTACTGAGTGAACAATCCATCTCATCCATTGAATAAATTTGCGAATTAACACATTTCCACACATTAGAGAACAAAAGTTTAACCATGTGAACTCGGGCCTGGATTAAACGGGGTGGTTTTAAGCCAAGGAGTAACTCAGTCTTAATAAAAGAGTCAAGCTTAACTTTAACATCCAACTCCCATTTAATATCAGTCTCCAAAATTTTAGTATAGCGGCGTTTAGTAGCTGCATCAAAATTTGGGTTATTAATGTATTATTTAATTTTATCCTCCAGCAAATACTCATCATAGTCAGTAGATTTAGTAAATCTATATTGAATAAACTTGCTCGCAAAAGTTAAAAAATTTTTAGCATAAGCAGGTCTAATCGATACAGTCTTGGTAAGATGCCTATTAACCAATGCATTTTAAAGATTATGCATACACTTAGAAGCGGCATAAGGCAATGGGGCAAAAGGTGCACATTACAAATGAATACCAACCATATTTTTAAGCGGTTTAGTTGGTTATGATTTAATATGAAAACTACCATCACAATGTGCTTGCGCGGTGCAATAAGCAGGTAGTTAATCATAAGGCCAAGCATCAGATATAATGCAAGGATCAGTATGCACCAAGGGTTATTACGACACAGGATTAGGTAAAATAGCATTGCCAGCATAACCGATCGCGGATAAGTTAACAGTTTCACCTTACTTGTATTTGCCTTTGTAGGGTTGTAGTGACAATTGCAATTAAGACATATCAACGAAATCAGTTAATTCTTGCAAATAACAATCATTATGAAGATGTTAATCATAATATTCAAGCGTAATATCACCAACAGGAAAAGTGTTAACTGTATAAGACTTGAGGAAGCATTCAAAATTTTGTTGTGCTGTCTTCTGAATCAACGATTGACAATGTTTAACGCCAGCATGATCACAACCCAATAGAAAAGCAGTAGTTGCAGAACCAGGTTTACGTAAAGTATCAACCAGTTATAGGC